GGCCAATGCTCCAATCGCCAAAAGCGATGCGAGTATGTCCCGGTCCGTTCAGGCTCCGGTAGCAAAGGCCAATGTCGTACGACAGGCCAAGCCCCGTTTCGAAGCAAGACTCAATGGCGACGTTATGGTTCGCCATCGTGAGTACATCCAGGACGTAGCTGGTTCGGTAGCCTTTACCGCTAACCAGTTTTCGGTCAATCCCGGACTTACTTTCCCATGGCTATCCTCTATAGCCCCAAGATGGGAATCTTACCGATTCGAGAAGCTTCGCATCTGTTACGAGACAGAAGCCCCGACGAGTGCTCTGGGCACCGTCCTGCTAAGCGTCGATTATGACGCGAGTGATGCTGCTCCGACCTCAAAGCAGCAAGCTATGGCGTACCGTTCCTCAGTACGTTCCCCTCCCTGGTCGAACTGTTGTCACGACAGCTTACGTGAGGACCTAATGAAGAAGGCCCCCTATTACGTAAGAGCCGGCGCTTTGGCGGCTAACCAGGATGTCAAGCTCTATGACACCGCAAATCTCTTTGTCTGCACTCAAGGCCAAGCAGACACTACAACCGTGGAGAACTCTACATCGAATATGATGTTCTGCTCATGACTCCTCAGTTGGGAGATATTGCCGTGGGGACGGCAATTTACGGAGAGTGGACCTCGGCAGCATCGACTAATGCGGCCCCATTTGGTAATACCAAATTGGGAAACATTCAGGCGACGCTCGTCTCTACAGGTACGACCACATCCGTCACCACCATTACATTTGTCAATCCATACTCAGGTGTCCTTGGCTTCAACGCCACAGGCACCGGAGTATCGGGTGTCGCTTTTGGAGGCACCGCCGCTCGTTTGAACGGTATTGATATTGTTAACGCTGGTACGACCAACGCCGTAGGCTCTGTCAGCATCGTTGCTGCAGGCAACCAGACCCTGTCGATCACGATTACGAATACCTCGCTCTCTGCGGGGGATATTCTGATCGGTCAAGGCTCTTTCACTTAAGTGTGGACATTTCTTAAGCGTGCTCTGTACACCTCTTGGAGGATGAACAGGCAAATTTATTGTTAATATCGGGTTAAAGAAAACGGGTAGATGATTTTGTATATCTACGCCACTGGGGGAATCACTTCCCAGTCCGACACGCTAACAGCCCCTTTAGGGGAACCAACGTGAC